TAGACGCCGTTGTGGTAGGCGCCCCCGGCCATTTCGAGGTGTGCACCGAGCGGATTGTTGTCCGCTTCTCGCCACGTCAGCCCATCTGCGCTGTAGGCAACTGCAAAGCGGCTCCGGTAATGACGGCACTGGAAAAGTTGAAGCTTTAGTAGCGGAAATCCCGGCTGCAATCGTTGCTACAGGCGATGTTGATACTCTTGATTCATACGACACAGAAATCAGTCTACCTGACATCTATGCGACACCAATTCTTGATTATGTAGTGGCGCGCGCAATGTCGAAAGACGAAGAAGGCAACTTTGATACGCGCACCCTTTATCATGAACAGAAGTTTGCTCAGGCAATAGGTGTGAAAATTCAAGTCGAAGGCGCATCCAGCCCAAACAATCGGAGGGCTAAACCATGACGGTCCAGATGGTCGATATAGATGACCTTATGCCATCTTTGATGCGCTATACACCAAACCTACCAGAGCCTACCGCATATGCGTTCATTCGTCAGGCGTGCCGTGAATTTTGCCGTCGCACAAAGGTGTGGCGCCATAATACAGAATTTTCCATTTTGACGCTTTCCGATGAAGTGGTGGTGACCATTCCTGAATCGGAAATCATCTACATCGATGAAGCTCGGTTGGGTGAGACGGATCTTGAGCCAATTCCATTGGAAACACTCGATGATGATCGACCGGGTTGGTATCATGAGCAAACACTTGATGCTGACGGTAATGAAACCGAAGGTGTTGCCCAATACATCACGCAACTAACACCAAACACCATTACGGTATATCCGCGACAAACCGGAACAGTGAAAGCTCGATATATTTTGATGCCTTCACTCGATGCAGAATTGGTGCCTGAGTTTTTTCTTACCCAGTATCGTGAAGTTATCGGCCGTGGTGCCGCGGCCGAGGCATTTGCTATGCCAGATGCTGAGTTTTTCAACCCAACACTTGCCGCTGCCCATTCCCAACAATTTGAAATGGGCATGCGCCGTCAGACAAGCATAGTTTCAAAAGGCCAACAGCGCGGCCGTAACCGTACGAAAGCGAGTTATTTCTAATGCCAGCAACAACATATCTCGGCAACGAATTGCTTGATCACATTTTGCGCGGTGAATCATACACACCGCCAACCAGTATTTTTGTTTCTCTTCATACAGCCGATCCGGGGCTAACTGGTGCTAATGAAGTTACAGTTGGCGCATGGCCCGCCTATGTGCGCCAAGACGCAGACGCCGGCGGTGCTATGACCGATGGTTTTGGTGCTGCTTCCGCTAAGTCGTCACAAAATCTATTGAAGCTTTCATTCCCTGCCAATGATGGCGCTGGTGCCGTAGTGGTAACGCACTTCGCACTTTGGGACGCCTCTACGAGTGGCAATTGTCTTCTTACTGGTGCGCTGGACGCTTCAAAGACTGTTGCGGTAGGTGATGAAGTGACATGCAATCCAAGCGCCCTAACCGTAACGGTGACCTAATATGAACACCACCGGTACGCTCAATGGTTCAGCACTCAATGTCGAGGTTATGAACGGTGGCCACACCGAGCACCTTGCCGTGGGCACTGCAAATGCGACCGTTGATCCTACCGGCGATTTCCGTGGCGTCAAACCACTCATTGGAACAATGGATATCACCTTCACTCCTGCCAATGATGCACGTGTCGTTAAAGTCATTGGTTCGAGTTCGGGATTCGGTATTGCACCTACTGGTAACTTCCGCTTGGCGCTGGTGGTTGGTGCTTCGAGCAATTTTGCAATGAATTGTTCAACACCAATTCTTATTGCTAAACCAGTCAGTGGGGCATCTGACGCAGAAATTGATGGCGCCGGGTTCTTGGTCCACGAAACAATGCCACTCGCTGCACCAATGAGAATACGAACACTGCCCGCAAATGATCGACGTGCCGTTGTTCCTGAAAATAAACGCTCAGCAGTTGTGCCAAAAGCTTACACCGGTGGAAAAGTACCACCTGCTCGAACAACGTCATAGGGGTTATTATGCTATTGGGTGATATTCGCCAGACCGATGAAAGCACTCTGGATTATGACACAGAGTTTTATCGCTGGTTGCGAGACGGTGACACCGTGGGAAGCGCTGTAGCGCGTCTTGACAATTATACCGCCAAAGATGCGACAGACCCTATCGTTGTATCAAACGTCACTAATACAGCCGATACCGTAAAAGTGTGGATATCGGGCGGTACAACTGGCGATGCCGCAACGCTGACAATCATCGCAACAACAGTTGGTGGGCGCATAATCGAAGTGTGCTACAACGTACGAATTAAGGAATGCTAAAATGGTGAAAGCACTACACGCCAATAACGCCACCACAAAACTCGCCGCATCAATAAGCTCTGGTGCAACCAGCATTTCCGTGACGGCCACACATGGAGCCCTTTTCCCTTCACCGACTGGCGGTGATTGGTTTCCGGTTACGATTGTAGACGGCGCTGGTAATTATGAGATTGCACACTGTACATCGCGCTCGACCGACACACTGACCGTTACACGCGGTGAAGAAGGAACGACAGCGCAAGCATTTTCATCAGGTGATGTTCTTGAACTGCGCATGACAAATGAATCCCACAATACCAAATCTAATGATGATGAGGTATTAAAAATTGCCAGCAATTTATCTGATGTGGATAATGCTGCAACGGCACTGGCAAATTTAGGTGGATTGCCTCTTGCTGGTGGGGCGATGACTGGCCTAATCACGAACTTCGAAAGCACTGGTATTGATGATAACGCGACAAGCACCGCGATCACGATTGATAGTAGTGAGAATGTTGTGGTAGGTGCTGGAACCGCTACTGATAAGTTTGAAGTTCATGCCACAAATAGCCAATTGCGGTTGGTCGACACGGATGATAGCAAATACGCACAGTTCAGCATGTCCGCTAGCAAGCTTGCTATACGTGTGAACAGTACCTCAGCAGATCATGTATGGCTTACTGAAGCTGGCAATGTAGGTATCGGGGAAACCAACCCAGCGAAAAAACTAGATGTAAGAGGCTACGCTCTGTTTGACGATGGTACCAATGGGCGTTTAACCATCGAAGGTGAGAGCACGCGCGTAACGATATCAGCCACAACAACTGGGTTCGCAGCATGGGAGGACTTAGAGTACAGAGCAGCATCACATATCTTTAAAAAAGATAGCTCCAATGAAGTTATGAGAATTACAAATTCTGGTAATGTTGGTATCAACAACAGTGCGCCTGCTGATATTCTTGAGATTGGTTCTTACAGTGCGACGGGGGCGACCAAGGGACGAAAGTATCAAGATAATGGTCGCTGGTGTTCGTCTTCAATGGACGGTACAGGTAACTTCTCACATCACCAATTTTACAATCCGAACGGTCTTGTAGGGTCTATTAATACACAATCGTCAGGTACTTCATATGTCACAACCTCAGACTACCGCCTGAAAGTTACCTACGGCGAAATGACTGACGCAACAGCGCTTGATAAGATCATGGCACTGCCCGTCTATGAAGGCGCTATGAAAAAGAACCCTCTTGCGATGGTTCCAAATGATACTATTGAAGAAGGTTCTGAACAGCTTCTATTGCTTGCCCACGAAGTCGCAGACGTTTTCCCATGGTTGGTCACGGGCGATAAAGATGAAGTTGACGAAGACGGTGACCCAGTATGGCAGCAACTAGATTACATGAAGCTGACCGTTCCACTAATCGCTGCAATCCAAGAACTTAAACGAAACCAAGACGCGCTAGATGCGCGGGTCACTGCACTGGAGGCTGTATAATGGCTATTGAGCAAATCACCACAAAAATTATTGTTGACGTAGATGTACGCAATGGGCGGCACAAAGTTACTCGACATGGTGTTAATCGCGATACAACTGGGACATTCCCCGACGCCCCGTTTCAGGAGCCAGCAAAACGGGCTGACATTGAAGCAATTTTGGGCGCGGAAGTAGGGCTTAACGCGGAGAAGGTCACAGAGTTGACCGCTGCTGTTGAGGCTAAGGACGTAGAGCTGGCCGCTGCCGAGGCCGCAACGCAGGCCGCGCAATCGCTAGTGGATGGTAAGGATGCTGAAATCACTTCTCTGAAATCTGAGATTGAAGCGCTAAAATCCCAACCAGTTGAAGAGACTATGCACGCGGCTGCATTCTGGACTGCGGCTGAACTCAAACTGGGTATCACGCAAGAATTCGCTTTTACTGTTGTGGAGCAAATGCCAGAAACCACTGAAGATGAATTGGCCGAAAAAATATTGGCGCGTAATGTTGTAAAAACACAAAGCAAATTTCAGAAAAACAATCCGTTGCTGGCGCAGTTGGTTGCTATTGCTAATGCTCAGCTTGGCGCAGGTATTACGCCCGAAAAGTTTGATGAAGCTTGGGCGTTCGGCATGGCGCGTAATTGGGGTTAAAGTTATGTCCAGCTTCCACAGTGCAGGGTTTAAATACGAATTGACTGGACGCAGAACCGACGATGGTTCTGGCTGGCGTAAGTTTTTTGGCGAAAACCCTGTCGGGCATTTTTGGGGCAGACCTATCGTGCGTATCACTGAAGGGTTTACTTTCAAACTTGGTGATTACACTCACCCGTTTTACACCCATACAATTCCGACAGGGTTTGAGTGCGATTTAGGTACAGCGCCTGGGCCGTTAAAATTGATTGTGGCATTACTGGTGAAGCTAGGTTTGATTAAAGAGAATTTGGATATGGTAGCTACCCTGCACGATGATATGTGGGGCAAGGCTGATCAAGTAACCGATCCAGTAGATGCTGAAATTTGTTATCACATCTCTGATCTGGTTTTTTATCAAGCAAACTTGGTCCGTGGCCAGCCTAAGTGGTATGCCAAAACTGTATTCAATATTGTTCGTTTTGCAGGTAAATTGAAACTTCTCGGCCGCGCGTTGCGGCGATAAAAGGAAACACCATGGATATCAAAACCGCTCAATTGGTCTTTACTAAAGCAAACACCTACCACGGTCCCATTGATGGCATTTCAGGGCGTGGAACAAACGCAGCCATTGATTTGGGATTGTCCGGTCATAACATTCAACTTCGTCCCAATGCATCACGACTTGTCGCTGGCGTGCAGGGCACCATGAAAACTGCCGGTCTAAAAGTGACTGTTGATGGTTTTTACGGACCACAAACTGAATCGTGCATTGAAAAGTATTTACGCATCAAAGCATGGCGAGATGACGATAAAGATGACGCTGAGGGTGATGGTGATTTTCCACGGTATGGGGGGATCAAGCAATACTATGGTGGTGTCGGATCCAATCTTACAACCATCAAAGCACCATATCCAATGGTTCTGGCGTGGGACACCGACACAAAGGTAAAGGAAATCACAGTTCATGAGAAGGTTGCGGATCGTTTTGAAGGCATTCTTCAATCCGTGGCCGATGATCTTGGTCACGACAAAATTCAGGATCTAGGGCTTAATCTTTTTGGTGGTACCTTCAATATCCGCAAGATGCGCGGTGGTTCAAAGTATAGCACTCATTCGTGGGCCATTGCGATGGATCTTGATCCAATACGTAATCAGCTGAAGTGGGGTGAGCCGCGGGCCCGTCTTTCACATGAAGATGCTGTACCGTTTTGGGATATCGTTGAGTCTCACGGTGCAACAAGTCTTGGCCGCGAAAAAAACTATGACTGGATGCATTTCCAATTTGTAGAGGTATAGGACATGACTTTTAAATCTGCATTGCGTCCAGCTATGGGGTGGGCTTTTGTGGCTATCGTGATTGCCGTTACTGTAATTTGTGGTGTTGCTGTCATTACAGATCGCGCATCACTTACCGATGCTACTCCTGTTTTGATGACCATCATTGCCGCTTTGTCAGCGCCGGTCACCACATGGGTTTTTGGACGCACTAAAGAAAAACTCGCATCAAAGGATGAACCGGATGTTCGGGAAGTTGATACTGGCGGGCTTGATACTATCGGTAATTAGCGGTGCGTTTGGATGGACGTACTACGAAGGTCAGCGTTCAGCATTTATTGAAGTAGAATTGAAACTTCAAGAAGCCCGAGAAGCAGAGCGGATTCGAATGGAAGCGGTCAATAAAGAGGTTTTGGCCGACGCACATAAACGTATAGCCGCACTTGAAGCGGTGCGAGAAGCATTGGAACAGGAAAATGCGAAACTTGACGAACTGGCGGATAGTGATCCTTCTACCACTGGCCTTAGCGCTTCAAGGTTGCTTCGGATCGACCAAGTTCGTAGTCAGCCCGAGTGAATACCAACTGCCAACCGCTGAGCAAGTTGCACAATGCCAGCCCACCACACATGTCCCGTCAGATGCTTCACCAGCGCGCCAAGAGAAGCTTTGGCGCATAGACCGCGCACGGTTGATTGAATGCGGCCAGCGGTATATTTCTTTTGTTGAATGGGTGGAAATGCGTGATCGCTTGGTAATGGGCGATAAATACCCCGAAACGGAGGCTACCGATAATGCCAGCAATTAAGATCACCGGCTTTCAAGGTGAGCTTCCAAAGCTAGACCCGCGTCATTTACCCGACACCGGTGCTCAAGTAGCGCAAGACGTGCGACTTGACGATGGAATTTTGACGCCGGTACGTGCACCAAAACTTGCATCTACATTAGCAGCATCAGATTATGCGACGATATACAACCATGCCGGTACTTGGTTGGGGTGGGCTACACGTGTCCACGCTGCGCCGGGCCCAGTTGCCACTGATCGATTGTATTACACCGGCGACGGTGTTCCAAAAATGCGCGTAGACCCTACGGTCTATGATTTGGCCATACCCGCGCCCGCAAACACTCTTACGGCCGTTGTAAGCGGATCTGGTAGCGGTAATTCTATCACGCGGACCTACGTATTTACCTATGTTACGTCTTTCGGTGAAGAATCTGAACCAAGTCCAGCAAGTGCTCAAGTAACCCTTCAGCCCGGACAAACGGTCACACTGTCAAATTTCGACACGCCACCGGGTGGCCGCGTGACACTCCAGCGCATTTATCGAACACAAACCGGCAATGACGGAACGGGTTTGTATTTGATTGATGAGCGTGCCGTCAGCGCGAGTAATTACGTCGACACCATTGCTGTTGATCAGTTCTCAGAATCGTTGCCTTCCGCGGATTACAATGCGCCACCCTCAGACCTTAAGGGTTTGATTTCGATGTCAAACGGCATGATGGCTGCATTCAAAGGGAAGCAGTTGTATTTCTGTGAGCCGTATCAACCGCATGCGTGGCCGGAAAAGTATGTATTGACCACGGTCGACACTATTGTTGGATTGGCTTATATCGGAAAACTATTGGTAGTCTTGACCGATGGTCGCACAGAACTTTGCTACGGATCTATGCCGGAGGCTATGCAGCTGGATCGCCTCGAAGCAGAGTTTCCATGTATCAATGAAGCTTCAATTGTTGATATGGGATTTGCAGTCGTTTACGCATCTCATAACGGTTTAGTGTCAATTGATGGCGGTGGACAGCACACACTGGTTACACGTGACATGTTTAATCGTGATGAGTGGCAAGCAATATTTCCGCAGAATTTTGTAAGTTCCCAACATGAAGGTCGTTATTGCGCGTTCTATGACTACACTGTTGGTACTGTGATACATCGCGGTATGCTTCTTTTCGATGTTGGCAGTCCATGGTTGGCGCGTTCTCAGATCACTGCCACCGCTGCGTTCTATGATCGCGCGGCAGGGTCTATGACATATCAACCAAAAGGCAAAAAGGAAATCTATCGCTACGATGATCCAGATGTCTTACGTCAAAG